TTCATCATTCTGTGATGTTGTGCTATCAGATACATCATTAGGTGTAGCTTCTTTATAATCGGGGTAAAATTTTTTAAGTAATTTTTTCGAGATTGTTTCTTTTGTTACAATTTCAATAACATTACCGTTACCATCTCTATCTACTACATATCGGTTCAAAGGATAGAGCTTAAGTCCATCCTTACCCATAAAGATAAGAGCATTACCAGCTACAACTAAATGCTTTAGTGCTTGGTGAACAACAACACGATCAGTAGAAGCTGCAATAGATTCCATGATGGTGCGTTCAATCTTAGCAAACGACAAGTCAAGTTCTGATCTAATCTCAGGACCTAGTTCTTCTGGAAGATTAATATCATTAACCTGGAGTTTAAAGAAGCTGGTTTGTGGAGGTAGCAATGCAAGCATAAGTTTACTTGCAAGCGTCACCACACCTTTGGCTCCTGTTGATTGCCAGGGAGTAGTTAATTTAACAGCACCTTTAGTAAAGTGCTCATCTTCACGGATAAGATAAGGTAGGGTTAGATCTGCTGCTTGTCTAGCAGAGTTTAAAAACTGGGAACGGTCTGAAGACAATCTGTCATAACGTGATTTAGCAGTCATTAGATGTTTAGTGTTCCAGATTTAATTGATGCAACAGAACCATAAGTTTGTGGATTAAACTGTAGCTGGCGACGTTTAAAGGATTGTGTACCAGCAGTTTTTGGTGCTACGCTAGCTGGTTGAATTTGTAAGTTAGATTGTTGACCTGATCGAGCTTGGTTTGCAGCGGAGGTAGCGACAGCAACGCGCTCTGCTTGAGCAACTTTCTCCTTTCTTTCAGCTTCAGCTTTAAGTTGATTTGAATAATCTTCCATCATTTTAGAGACAGCAGACTTTTCATTCTGAACAATCTTTAATTGCTTAGCGATATCTGCTTGAGTTCTTGCTGCAGTAGCTTGTAATTGTTGCTGGAAAGCTTGCTGTTGCTGTTCCGCTGCAACAAAACGTGGATCTCTTTCACCACTTTTATAATAAGCTATGTTGTCAAATCTATAGGATCGACCGTCTTTACCCCCACCCGAAATTCTTCTAACTCTACGAGAGCCGGCAGGCTGTTGGCCAAAGTAAGATGGTGTTGATTGATAGCCCTTTCCAGGCATATTTCCAAACATTCCAAACATTTAATTTTCCTCCATATATTGGATGACCCACTCAACAACACTGCGTTGACCGGACCTGTACATAATTTTTTCCATTGTATCTTCAGGGTTAGGGTTTGTTGGTGGAAAGGATTCTTCTAGTGCAAGTATAAGTCCACGGGAATTCATCCCTAGAACTTCAAGCGTATTGGGGGAGATTGACATTACTATGCTCAAAGAAGGCTGGCATTCTAGCTGATTTAGTTGCGGAAAGTTCGGGGGCTTTGCCCTCATACATTAAACGATCACTAGAATCAAGCCAAAATTTTTTATCCAAATATTTATCAGTAGTATTTGTACCTAGGGGCTGCATTACCCAATTGATAGTTGCCTTGCGGAGTTTATCAAGAGAAGGACTGATAGTAAGCCCCAGCTCCCGACAAACAAGGCTATTGGCAGCAACGTGAATTTGCTCATCTCTGCTTATATCCGCACTGACTGTACGCATTCCAGCGTCACCATTAAAGCGCATGAATGGTAAAAGAACGAAGAAAATTGCACGCTCGGCAACCATCGCTTTGAGGATCGTATGATCAGGATGCGTAGTCCAAGCTTCCCTGAGCCGGAGAGCTTCCGATTCAGCTTTTTCATCAACCCCGTAAGCATTGGCAATGTAACCAAGTGCCAGGTCGTGATTTTCCTCATCGGTGATATTTGATTCCAATAACTCCCGCGATAGTTTTGGTACGTCGGAATCCAGTCCATCACGGATAAAATCTCCCACAGGTAGTTCCATATGTCTCAACGCAAGAGCACGGAATACCGTCTCTTCCGCCCCTGCCTTGCATGATCCGGCAGTTGTCTGGACTGGTGTCCATTTTCTTTTTCTGTTTAGTAGTTTCTCGTAAGGGTTCATTCTTGGCAATCACATGTAAGTTCTTCATTTAAAATGTCCTCCAAATAATTCTCTACATCTTCTGCATCTAGTGCAGCATATGCATCTGATTTATCTTGTGTATCACTCATAACTTGTAATGAATAATAGAGGCTTGTTTGCGGAGACCTAAGCCACTCTTCTACGAACGCATTGTCGTAGGTTACAGAATCACTCCACGAGTTGAAACTATAGCCATGAAGAAGTCCTGTGCGATTGAGCATCGTCATGATGCCATCTGCAACTCGTTTATAATTATCCCAACCTACTTCTGATGCAATCTCTACGTCACCGTAGTTATAAGTTTGTACTCCGAAAGTACCTGAGTCGCGATCGACTGTCTGCGAGATAGGTGGAGCGATTTCTGGTGTGCAAGTATAGCCATCCAAATCCACGCTTCGATAACTGCAACTGGCGGTTGGAGCGATAGCAAAGGCTCGAACCATATTATACTCGCGAGCGATCGTGGCTGCTTGGTTAATTCCTGAAGCAATTTGAAGGACAAGTTCATAAGCTGCCGAGCGTATAGTTTCGTTGTTGTTGTACTGTTCTAATGCACGACCAAATTGATCGTAAGTTACTCCGTACCGCCGTAGGAGATTTGCGAGGCCAAGCATTCCGAGTCCCACTTGTCTATCAATTTCAGGCGGGAGGTATTCTCCAGTATCTCCGACAGCTGTCCTACTATGTAGGCTGCACAACTCGGACATACCTTCAACAAATGCTCGTGGGATGTCGTCGAACTCACAGGCTCCAAGACTGATATGCTGTAATAAACAGGTACCTCGTGATGGCAGGTATACTTCGAGACAGACGTTACCTCTGATGCGATTTCCTTCATTGTCATACTTTACTTTGTTGAGCCAGATGTCACCTGATTTGATTCCATATAGTAGTTCTTCCTTGAACGTACAATCCTGCCACCACTCTTCAGTGATGTTGATGCATCGCTTGACCCAAGGAAGTTCGGATCTATTAGCATTGATAAACTCCCTAGCATCAGGATGGGATAAGTCAAGGTGCAGAACAATCGCACCGTTTTTGTAGATCCCTCCACGCCTAAGTATTTCATTTAAAGAAGAATAAATTTTACCAAAACTTACAGGACCAGATGCAACAACACCTGACTCCCGTGTCTTTCCTTTTGGATCAAGTTTAGAGAGATGGATAGCACAACCTGCGCCATACCTGAGAGCATGTGAGGCAAACCTCCAGCTAGCCTCAATACCGTTGGCACCTTCCATTTCATTTTCAACTACAAATACTGTGCAGCTGACGGGTAGTCGATGTGAAGGATCATCGATCCATGATTGAACCCGACCTGTGCGGGAGATATAGTTAGTCATTGAGTAGATCAGTTAAATTTGGAGGTTTGTAATTTGGTCCTTTTAAGACCTTACCATCAGGGCGGTAAATAGGTTGTCCATTCTCATCTAGTTTGGACATGTTTGATTTATGGACACGATCCATAGCTTCATCTAGATCCCAACCTTCATTAGCAGCAAACTGATAACAAACGTAGACAAGATCACAAAGCTCTTTTAATTGTTCGTGTTTATCTTTTAAATGAAAGGCTTCGTGAAACTCTGACCATTCTTCATCGATCAAACATTTCTGGGTCAGCCGTCCATTCGTCGAATCCAATATCGAGTAAGCGTCCCGGAACTCTTTGGCTTGATCCAATAGAGTCGTCTTGTGTGTTTTCAAGTTCATTTTCTAGATAGTGGATTGCTTTTTTAAGATCAGAAACCGCACTATCTTTATGACCAGCACGGCAAATATATTTTACTGCATTACCAAGGTGGTAGTTTAGTTGCTGGTCTCTGATGAAGTCCCAGCACTCGATGGAGCCTCTTGTGTAGTAGGCAGGTGATTCGGCCATTGTTTGACTAGGTTAGATACGGTGTTAGCAAGTGCAAAGTTCTGACGTTGTAACGCCATGAACAATGTAATGATGTCTTTTTTATCAGCTTTGGGTAATAGGTCTTCAAGCCTTCTTATCTTGAAGTCCTGCTCCACTGTCAACCTCATAATCGGAGGAGGGGGAGAAAAGGATGGGTTGTTTTGCTCTCCAGTCATAATCATCGTTAGTAAGGATCTTTGCAAGTCTTGCGTTTTGTAGTGCAATGTCTTCACCAAGATCCTTCTCGGCAAATGCATCAACAACTGCTTTCCAAGTGTAGCCTTTGTCTTCAAACAAAGCAACAGCTCGTTTGATTCCTATTCCAGGTACACCACTGTAACCGTCTGTCTGGTCTCCTGCAAGCGCCTGTATAAGATGCCAGCGTTGTCCCTCTGCCTCTTCCACATTCAGGATTTCATCCATGTTGTAGAGCGTTCCAGGTATCTGTCGCATGTCTTTGTCTGGACTTACGATAACATTACCAGGATATTTAGTAGCGTAGATACCCATACTATCATCTGCTTCAAGAGTCGGTAGTATTACTACTTCGTACTCATCTTTGAGAGCATTGATAACACGTTTGTATCCACAAGGCTTCTTACGATTACGATGCCCTTTGTAAGCTGGCATGATCTCTTTACGAAAGTTAGAACTATCACTAAAGAAAAGCACAACCTCAGGGACATCCCACATGAACTTGTTTTTAATTTTATTTAGTTCACGTTTGACTGATGCGTATGCTTCACTGAATTTGCTGACAACTAGGATTACATCATCACCAAAGTCAACTTCTGACTCTGCACCGGCACAAGCCTTGTAAACGATGTAGTCTGCGTCAACAAATAACTTCATTTACCTTGGCCTCTATATTTCTTTTTTCCTTTGCGTGGTTTACTATGCAAGCCGTTACCTTGACGGGTTTTCTTTGATGTAAACGGGACTACGGTTTGTACTCCCATCATTGATTTACTTCTCATTAGTGGGTTTCACTCCAGTTGTTTCCGATTTTTGCTTCGGCGTCGATTTTGATTCTGAGGTTGTAGTACTCTCCAGCTGCGAGACTGCTAAATACCAAGGATGTTGATAAGTCAGCTGTTTGTTCAGGGGAACACTCGAATTGCAATTCGTCATGTACAAAGGCTAGTTGTGAACAACATAAATTTAATTCTTTGATGTTTTGTTGATTGATGACCATCCAACGTTTTGCCAGGATGGCGGAGTTACCTTGAAGACAGTAGTTTAACGCTTTATGCGGGCTATCCACCATAATTTTTCTGCCATCGATAGCTTTGATAAATCCTCTCTCTGAAGCTGTCTTGATAGCCTCCAAGAGTTTATCGAGTCCATCAATCGCATCAATGTAGGCCGCTCTGATTTCCTTACCTTTTTTCTTGGCTTGCGTGGATGAAAGAAGTTTGTCATAACTGTGTCCAATTTTTTCGTCACCTGCACCGTATAGAAACGCATACGTTACGGTTTTAACAAGCTTTCTAGATATTCCTATCTTGTCAGCATTGACTTGGTGTATATCTCCGTTAAGGAGGATGTCTGCGTATCGTCCGCCATCATACTTGGCAAGGAAATGAGATAACATACGTAACTCAATCCCAGACAAATCAGCCGCGACCATAACTTGACCCGGAGTTGGTAAGAAAAGCTCTCTAAATCTTGAGTCACTTGGAACTTGGGCCAAATTTGGGTTTCGGTGGGCACATCTAAAAGTTGAAGTAGCAACAGAACAATGATGATGTATCCTATTAGCACTCGTACATAGCTTCAGCCACGCGTTTGCGCCTTCGGATATCATTCCAAGCATCTTCGTTATCGTCAAAATCCGCAGGAATGCAAGGGCAGTCGGGCTCCCTATCTCCTTCAGTATCGGTTCGTCTATGATAGGCTTCCCAGTAGGTGTCTTCTGGGTGGGATTCCAGCCATGAAATGTTTGCAGGATCCATGCTATATGATCTCGTGATGTAGGATTTAGTTCTTTAAGGCGTGTAAGTGGAGCGTCTTTGACATAGCCTTGGGTCCGATTATCTCGCTTAGGAGTAAATACTGGTCCGGCAACGTAAGGATGCCTGTCACGTAGTAGTTGATAAGTTTCTTCAAGCTCTTGTCTGAGAGTTGATGCAAGTTGCCATGCAGCGCGTTCATCAAAGTACCATCCATGTAGTTCTTGTTTGGTGAGGATTTCAGCTGCTTCATGTTCTAGCGTAATCCATTCAGGTATGGTTGAAAGTGGTTCCAAAGTTTCCTTGTGACAGTAACGTCTTGTATCATGTAGTCTTCCATTTCTGGAGACCATTCTTTCCAATCGGTATCTTTACAGTAATCACCTTTAGCTTCGTTAAGGCGGTAACCCCAAGCAGCTAGTGAATGTGATCCGTAAAGTTTAAGTGGCATACCAGGCCATGTCTTTTGTTTATCAATCTCTATTAAGTTCGGGTGGTAAAGACGGCTAAGCAAAAGAGTATCCAAGCAATCACCAATACGTCTAAACCATGGATAAAACTTATTGATGATACTAAGATCATAATTAATAATGTTATGACCGACAATATAATCAGAGTCTTCGAGTAATTGGATACCGCGTACGATAGGTTCCGTTGCTGGCCTTTCTGTTGCTGACGTAAACGATTGATCATTGAAGACCATTGTTTTTTTAACTTCGGTATCGTAAATACAAAGACAGTGAATTTTGGTAGCATCATTTAACAGTCCGTCTGTTTCTAAATCAAATAACAGCATTCAACGTCCTTGCCATTGATAGGTTTTATCAACAAACTTAGCACGTCTTACTGCCTCCTCAGTAGGAGGATTTGGACGCTTTAGAGCAGCAATGTAGTTAAATGCTCTATCCCATGCTTGCTTAGAAGTCTGTTGTTGCGTCGAATACTGCTGGTTCTGTAGTTTCATTGAATTTACAAGTGGATAGGTTGTAGTTTAATCGACAAGCAATGCCTGTTTCCCCAGAGTAGCGATTCTTGAGAACTCTAACAATTGTATCAGAGTGTTTAGTTTCACTCTGTTGATTTCTTTCGAGTCCAATAACTGCATCGCTAAGTTGAGCGATTGCCGCACTTCCTCTAAGTTGTCCGAGTGTAACACGTGCACCTTCTTCATGGTTTTGATCGGATGATCC